CATTTATTATGCATCAGTTACCTTTATTTCTTACTGTCGACGGACACGTACAATATTTAAAAGATAATGGATTTGATTTATTTGAAGATTTTATTAATCATTCTTATGATAGTATAACCGATCCGCTTTTAAAAACAACAGCTGTATTTGGCGAACTATATAGATTGTGTAATGAATATACAATAGATGAAATAAGAGCGTATTGTGAAAAGAACAAAGAAAGATTTTTATATAATGTAAATAACTGTGATATAGTATATGCTAAGGAGCTTGATACAGCTCTCAATAAAATTAAAATCTTATTAGAAAGCTAATATGCCAGTAAACTTAATAGATTATAGTTATGACGGTACTATACTAAGCGGTATATTATTAGAACGTGTAAAAACACACAGCGTTGAAAAAAACGTACAAGTAGTCTATCTTGAAGTAACTAGAGAAGGTACAGTAGATAAGTGGGAAGAAGTAATAAAAAAATGCGTTGATAAACATAATGAAAAGAATATTAAGTTTATTTTTTCAGCAATACAGGAAGCTCCTTTTAAAGAACATATATTATACCTTTTACAGACTTACGAAAATGCTATTTATATAGATTCTGGTAAGGATTCTTACCATCCAAGACATATTACTGCATCAACTTTTTTTTCAGCATCAATACAAGAAAGTACCGGGTTTAACCCTGTACCGTTTAATGAAAGAGATCAATATTATGCTTGTTTAAACCGACAACCCCGCAAAACTAGAACAGCATTAGTTAAGTTGTTAGTTTCATCAGGACTAGATAAGAAAGGAATAGTTACCCTTAACAGTATAAGTAAAGATCCTTCTCACGATGTAGGTTTAAAGGAAATAAAAATTGATTTGATTGGAGATCCGAATGACCCTGCAGTGCATTTCAGGCAGTATAATAGTTTAGGAAAAAATGCTTTAATACATGTTGTTACAGAATCGTCTTACTTTACGTACAACAATCAATATTGGTCAAATACTGACGGCTTCAAGTATCCTTTTCATTGGAATAGAGTATTTGTAACTGAAAAAACTATTAAAGCTTTTTGCATGCACCAGTTACCTCTATTCTTTACAGTAGACGGGCATGTACAGTATTTAAGAGATTGTGGGTTTGATATGTTTGATGATTTTATTGATCATTCATACGATAAGGTAACAGATCCTTTATTAAAAATGTCAGCAGTATATGGAGAACTACATAGACTGTGCAACTACTCTTTAGAAGATATAAAACAATATTGTATTAAAAACCAAGATAGATTTGTTCATAATGTTAACAATCGTCCCGGGGTGTATCAGAGAGAGTTAGATAATCTTATCAACAAAATACTAAACTTTATAGAAAATTAACAAAAAGAAACCCGACTATTGCTAGTCGGGTTCTTAGTTTTAAACGTTTTACCGTTACAATACTTATTACAGCATTGTTGCAGCGGTACCAGGAACGAATGCCTGACCGAGGCCGGAAACGATGATGAGGTGATAGTATAACGCAGCACCGAAGATGTGGTCAATAACGCCATAACGGGTCATTAAACCAACGCGTGGGCTGAAATCGTTAGGTCCGATTGTACGTTGTACTAACACTGGAATATATGGGCAGTAAACAATACCAGTATCATAGTATTCAGCACCCTTGTAGCCTAATAAAGCGTACTCAAGTATTGTACCACGTTGATTTGTCTGATATTGTGCTTCTGTACGTGTATCACGGTAGATCGTGAAACGACCACCGACTGTACCAACTTTAGCAATACCAACTGGTTGTGTGTTTACGTTACCGTTAACTGAGAACCATTGGAACTCAGGAAGCATTTCAAACATTGCGCAAACACGAGGTGTTGCAATGATGAAGTTTGCTGCGCCACGGCGATTGCGGATAGCAACACGGTTAGCTTCAACAATAACACGTGCAAAGAAGTCACGGTTACGTTCACCTAACCAACGGCCATCAGCTGAAGCTGCGTTCCAGAATGAATAACCTTGGCCTGCACCAGCGTTGAGAGCAACTTGGCACATACGGATTACCATTTCACGGTCGATTTCAGCTTGAATTTCGTACGACATAGCGTTCGTTAATTCATTGTCAATGTCGATACCGTTCATGTTCTTGAGATCTTGCTCAAGTTCAACGGACCAACGAGCTGCTAAACGACGTGTACCAGCTTCAACTGCTGTCTTTTCGAAGCTTACAACCATCTGTGGGATGTTGCTTGTTAATTCAAAATTGCTTAAGAATTGTGCAATACCACCATCTGTTGGTAATACGTTGAAGTCAGCGTTACCAGAAAGGAACGTTGAAGAAATACCCGTGAAGCGAGTATTGAGATAGTTCCAACCTACTTCATTACCATCTGAAGCATGTGTCCATCCTTGTTGACCTTGAGCTGATTGGCTATAGCCGCCGCCGTTGTCAACTTGTGTATTTCCGAGTGGATCTGCATCGTATTTATAACGTAATGCAAAAGCTAGACCAACTGGACCACTCATAGGTTGAACACCAACGATTTCGTTTGTGATCAATTCTGGGAAGGTACGGCGGATCATCGGAATGAGGATCTTTGGTAGACGAGCATCACCTTGTGCGTAGAAGTCACTTGATTGAAGACCGCCTTGACCAGGGTTACCTTGTAGCGTGCCGAATACGCCAGCATTGCCAGCGACGTTAGCTGCTTCAAAGCACCACTTTTCTTGATTTTCAAGAAGGATAGCTGTGTTCAAACGAGTGTGTTCGTTTACGATTTCTGGAGTATTATCATCGGAGTGGTCGAGCAATGGTGCCCACTTCTTTAAAAGTTGGCCAGCGCGATCACGATCGATGTATGATTGTGAAGGTTTAATTTGTTTCATAACTAAATAATTTTTAACTAACAATACCTCAAGTACTTAACAGTACTTCAACGTGTAGATATACTTACAAAAAAAAGCCCGATTTCTCGGGCTTTTGGATAAAAATCTGATTTATTTATTAAGCAAGTCTGTTCTTAAGTAACGATACATAAGACTCAGCTACGTACTTGTCTCCATCATCACTTGCAGATGTAAAGGACTTGGATACTTGCTTTTTGTTTTCTGTAACTAATACATCAATACCTTGTGATTTTGGCTTTGTGGATTCTTTAAGAGTTTGAAGATTTTCTTCTTCTTTCTTATCAAACATATTAACTACATAGTCAAAGTTCTCATTAATGTATTGTGTACTCTTTTCTGCTAGAACACGTGTTACGTAGTTCTTTTTGTTAGCAGGTAAAGTAGCTGCTTTCTTTTCTAATAATAGATTAGCTTGTAATGCTTCAACTTTTTCATTTAACAGTTGAGCGCTCTTTTGTGCTGCAGCAGCTTTAGCATTAGCTTCGTCAATTTGCTTTTTACCATCTAATAAAGCTTCTTTCACGCTTTCATTAATAAATGTTTCATCTAAGCTTACTAAACGCTTAATCTCATCAACGATCTTTGAGTTACGAGTGTTTTGTGTAGCTTCTTGAATCTGTTGTGCTGGAATAGCTTTGTCAAGATAAAGTTCTAAGTAAGAAGAAACGTTTTCTACCACTGTGTTCTTGAAGTAGTCAGCGTTTTTCTTGATTTGGCTTTCATACATCTTAATAACATTCTTGAGTTTACCGGTAGTGTCATCATCAAGCTTCTTCATTGCTGTGGCAAATTGAGCTGCGTGAGTCTCATCGATACGAGTCACGATTTTTTCAAGCTTTGCTGTATGATCAGCATCAATAGCTTCTAAAACTTTTTCAAGTTTAGTTGAGTACTCCTCGTCTTGTTGTACAAGGGCAGCTTCAACAGCGAGGTTAACTTTCGTTTGAACAGCTTCTGAAACTGCTTTTAGCGATTCCTCGGATAAGAGGTCTTTGGTTGCCTCTTTAAGAATTGTTTGAATGTCTTGGCTCATATCGTATTAAATATTTAGTAAAATTGATGTTATTATTAGGATTTTTTGGGTGTTTTGTTTACCAACTCAGAATCCGCTTTTTTAATGCGTTCTTTGAGTTTTTCGTTAACAACTGATTGTAAAGATGAATTAGCAGCTGCGTAGTTGTTATCCACTATGTGACTAATAAAGCGTTTGATTTGATCTTTTTCGTTCATATTATTTAAGGGAGTTAATAAAGTGGATGATATGCTCTCTTAAGTAAAGATCTACATCCTTCTTAGGTAATGAGCTAAGTTTGTTTTCGAAACTATCGTAACACTCTTCATATCGTCCATCTTGCTTGATAATAAAGTTTTTGGATTCAAGAATACCGTTAACAAATGCACCTGGAGCAGAAGGATCAGCAACAGCATCAACAGTAATAAGCTTCATATTGCTTACATAGTTGGTACCGTCTCTGTCTTCTACTGTTCCTAAAGCTCTCGAGCTCATGCCCATTTTAACACCATCCATAACTAGAGATCTCATGATTTCTCCTAGTGGAGTGCGTAGTACCTTGCTTTTACCTCTTACTACATTACCTTCCATACGGAGTTCAGTAATCAAATGGCATGCTCTTTCGCTGCTAACATTAGCGCTGTTTGGGTGTTCAAGTTCACCTAAAGCTCTGTTTGTTTTAACAAATTCATTATTGTAACGTTCTACTTCACGAGCCATTTCTTCGCGGCTATAAATACGGTTGTTACGGTTTTTTTCTTCCGCTACCATATAAACACCAGATACGTAAACATTGGCTGGCTTGTCTTTGTTGCCCTCTTCGATTAAATAATCTAGGCCCTCGGTGATGGGGGTCTGAGTTATAAGTTTGTAAAACATTAACTATACTTATGCCAATGGTATAAAAAAACTATGTAAGCTCTTGTATTTTTAAAGAGTTAGCATAAAATATACTAAATGATTTTAAGCGACGTAACAGCAACAATTTCAACTCGCGGACGTTCTGCTACTACTTTACCACTAGTGTTGCAGTCTTTATTAAGTCAAAACGCTAAACCTGCTAAAGTCGTAATATACGATGATAATGATAGTTTTGACGATCCACGTAAAAATGATGTACTTAACAATATGTTGAGTGCATTATCACTGTCAAATATCCAGTGGTATTGGATACCTGGAGCAAGGTCAGGGCAGATATACAATCATGAAACTGCACGAAAGACTTGTGAAACGCCTTTCTTGTGGCGTATTGATGATGATAATATATTACTTCCGGATACTTTAGAAACACTTTATAAAACTATTACATCTGATTCAAAGATAGGGGCTGTTGGTCCGTCAATAGTAGACCCAAAAAATCCATTAGGTAACTCGCTTGCTTCAAATAAAATGGATGACATTTATTTGGGTGTAAATGAACAATGGAATCTAAGGAAAGGTATTACACTTAAAGAAGTAGAACACTTGCAAGGTAGTACCTTTTTATATAGAGTAGCGGCTGCCACACATGGTTACGATTTAGGTCTTTCTAGAAAAGGTCACAGAGAAGAAACTATTTTTACATATGAAATGTTTAAAGCTGGGTGGAAGTTGGTGGCGGTGCTTGGCTTAACTACATGGCATTTCCATTATCAAACTGGTGGTATACGTAGTGAGAGAGATGATAAGATGTTAGTTAACGATGAAAACCGTTTCCGTGGCAAACTAGAAGAATGGAAGATTAAGCCAAGCAAATACAAGTTCTTTTTCTTGGATAGTGGTAGAGGAGATCATTATGCATTTAAACAACTACTACCAGACATACTTAAAAAGTATAAAGGGCATAAAATTGTTATTGGTTGTTGTTGGCCAGATTGTTTCTGGGACATTAAAGACGAAAACATTATACTATGCTCTTTAGTAGATGCAGCTCCATTTGTTAATCAAGAATCTCAAAACGTTTACAAGTACATGTTTGAAACAAACTGGAAAAACGAACTAGTTGATGCAATGAGAAAGGTATATCTATGAAAATAGTCATTAGCCCATATTCCCAAAAGCTTCCTAAAGAAAAACTTTGTGCCGGTCATAACGGTACTAACCCTAAAAACTATCCTTATTGGGAGCAGTTAATAACTTTACTTAAACAAGAAATACCTGATATAGAGATAGTACAGATTGGAGTGGCGGGAGAGAAGCTACTAAAGGGTGTAACCACGATTAAGCATAATCTACCACCACAAGAGTTACTAGACCTTATTAAAGGGTGTAATGCTTGGTTTTCAGTAGATAACTTTTTCCAACACTTTGCAACTTATTACAAAATACCTAATGGTTTTATAATGTTTGGTTTGTCTGATCCAAAGATATACGGTTATAAACAAAATACCAATATCCTTAAAGATCGCAAGTATTTACGTCCTGACCAATTCGGATTTTGGTGGAATGTAGTACCTAATGATGAAGCATTTCTAAGTGCAGAAGAAGTGTTAAAGATAGTGTTACCAGTGCTTAAGTCGTCCTAAGTATAGGTATGGCGTATCCATACTATCCAACCCCAGCTTATACAGATGTTAACTCTACACCGGGTAACATTATAGGTGTGTATAGCCCAACCGGGTTTCCTTTGTCTGGTAGTTCTTTTCCGATTAATCAAACCCCTAGTATTAATGATGTACAACTTGGATGGTATGTAAACGGTAACGGAGTTAATAACGGCAGAGTACAAGGCTTGTCTGGACAGAATAACGTTTACGTAACTGTACAAATAGATCAGTCAAATGCACAACCAGGTAGTTCGTACACTTTTTCCCAAAACCGTTTTGTTGCACCAAGCGCTGAACCAGTGGTTGGACCAGCAGCATTTTTATCTACTAACTTAAACAATCGTATTAAGAGTTATGATATGCTAGCTGAACGTATTTTCTTTCAGTTAGGTGCACCTCTTATTAATCTTGAAATAGCGTGTGTAGCTGCATATGACATGATTGCGTATGCTATAGAAGTTTTTACACGCTTTACACCTGGTACAGAAGAAATATTAATATTTGATTCTAACTTGTATACTGGTGGTCAAGGTATCAAGCTTGACACTCTTATTAACTATACACCAGAGCTTTCATCAGCTACTTCTACATTTCAAACTGGTTGGGATTATGATTTAAATGATTATAGAAAGGTTATAGACATTTATAACTTCCAGGAAGGTACTAATGAAGGTGTTAATACGTTGTTTACTATTGAACAATCAATGGCGCAACAAATGCATTTTGCATACTCTTTAGGTAGTAAAGCATTTGACTTAATAACTTGGCACGTATTAAAAGACTGGTTAAAGACCCGTGAAAAGTTATTTGCTATGAAACAGTACTGCCGGTTTGACCCACGCACACAAGTACTACGCATTACACCTGATCCTACTTTAAACAAATCTGCTCGCTATTTTGGTGCTATTGGTGTTTATCTTGAAAGACCTATTAAAGATCTAGTCAAGGAACGTTGGGTAATGGAATACGCTAAAGCACTAATGAAGATTTCCATTGCCAATACTCGTGGTAAGTTTGGCGGTACACAGCTATTCGGTAGCGGTACTATACAGTACCAAGAGTTAATGAATCAAGGTAAAGAAGAAAAGAAAGCTCTTGAAGATGAGCTAAAGAGTGGTCATTCAGAGGTTCAAGAACCTCCACTGTTCTTCTTAGGTTAATTATTCTGGAGGTAAAGCACTTCCACCAGCACCACCGGCTGCCCCAGCAGCAGGAGCGGCTCCAGCACCAGGCGCTGCACCTTCTTCTCCACCAGCTTCAGGCGCTCCACCACCAGGTCCAGGACCAAAACCAGGAGCTGCACCAGCACCAGGACCGATTCCGCCACCACCACCACCTGGAGGAGCACCAGCACCAGGTTGACCACCTTGAGTTAAGGCTTCTTCCCAGTTCTTACCAAGTGTAGCAATCTTATCTAACTCAAAGGTTAAAGCAGCATCCTTACGCTGCCATTCTCTATTAGCAAGTAATTCATCATCAGTCCAGTTCATATACTTCTTTAAGGCATACGATCTAGATACTAGATTATCTGTTGCAGTGGCTTGTTTTACGTTATCAAATCTAATCTGTAGTAACTGTTGATCTCTAACAGCTGAGAAATGTGAAGGCGGGTTGAGAGTAACGTTTATATCATTCTCTCTTAACTGATACTCTTTCCACAAACCTTTAAGTTTGAGGTGAGTAATAAAAGTGTCTTTAATAGTGGTAGAAAAATGTCTTTGTAATCTAATGATTAGTTTAGCAAACTTTAACTCTTCACGCAAAATTTCACCACCATCTGCAAACTTTGTATCTGGGTTTAATCTGCTTGCAGGTACCCGTAATGCTTTATATAGTTTGTTTACAAAGTAGTTTAAGTCGTCTAGCTTACCTAAGTTTTGACCACCATTTAAAGTCTTTACTTCCGTACCGTCTTGTCCGTTGCGACGAGCAAACCAATAACTATCTAACATTGACTGTGGATCGTAAACGTTAACACTACCACCTTGATCAGAATCGTAGGTACGTTTTGACCAATAGTTTTGCATTAAACGTTTTAAGTATGCTTCTGCTTTTGCAGCAGGCATATTACCAACGTCAACATAAAAAGCTAAACGCTCTGGTGCACGAACTAAACGATAAACAACAATACTATCTTCAATCAAGCTTAGTTGTTTATATGCACGACGAGCCACCTCAAGGTAAGGTAAACGAATCGTTTTGTTTTCGTTCCAAGTGTGAGAATGGAAATAAGTTACTTGATGACGTTCAAGAGGTATAAGCTCCATACCATCTTTCTTTGGACCACCAGAAGGACCTCTACTATTAACGTTCATACCACCACCCTTATCATCCTTAGGTACTGGCTTACGAAGCAAGTAACCTTTAATGATCATGTTTTGAACATTATCATAAATAGGGTTAATATGTTCAGTTGGTATTTGTACTAAACTAATAACACCAGCTTCTTTATTATCTTCGTTAATTACGTTTTCTAAAAATATTTCTGCATCTATCAAAAGAGTTCTAAAATACTCCCACCCCTTGCTATCAAGGTTGAATAAGTCCATTACATAATCGTAATTCTTTTGAAGTTCTTTCTTTTGACTCTCTTCTAGTTTTTCACTTAAAAGCAATACTCCGTATTTGCCTTTATCGTCTTTTACTAAAGCTTCATCACAGATTTCATCTAATGCATGACTGATTTCTGCATAAGAAGCCATAATACGGTAATCAGCTACTCTCTTTGCTTTATCAGTATCAATTAAGGCATAAAGATAGTCATGGTAACCTTTATCAATAATAACCCCGTTTAAGTTGCTTTGAGGGTTATTAGGATCTTGTACAACGGAAACTGCTTGTCTTAAGTTTCTTTCTTGTTGAGTGCTACCTATTTTATAAAAAGTTTCAAACTTTGGATTAATCTCAGCAATATTATCTATAACTGTAGAGTTGCCGGTGTATGGCAGCTTATTAACGAAATTGTTAAACGCTTTACTGAAATAGTTTTGAGGTTGCTGAGCCATTGTTAATATTTACACTGTAGGTTGTTATTATATACTGGATTTATTAAAATGCCAGTACTATTATCTACTTATTAAGAACACACTAAAGTATGTGCCTTGACCCACACCACCACCATACTGTATACCTTGCCCACCAGATTGATTACTATAAGCAGTAAAGTCTAAATAATCTCCAGAGCCGTTTAAGTATATAACTTTTGATGTAATCTGACTGTAACCATTACCCGATAGTGGGTTTGTCTGTGTTATGGCTTGAGTAGAACCATTTTTTCTAATTTGTAAATTATTCTGACCCCAAGCATTAGCAGGAGATGCAGCACGCCACCAAACTTGAAACTCTACGTGATAAAAACCAGGTATTGTTGGTGTGAAACAATATGTTGAAGTATTTAACCAACTGTTAGGATCGGCTACAACTGTTTGCCAAGGCATCAATACATCTGAACCGGCCGGGGTGGTTATGTCTCCGCTCAACGTAGCCACAGTAACATATGAGCTAGAAACCGTTGGAGATGTTATTGGGTTAGTTACTGTTATACTCGAGGCGGATACACTCTGAAATGTTACATTACTTGTCGTATTAAGTGTTTGATTGGCGCCAGGGCCACTAAAACCAGAATAACCACTTATACCGGAAAAGCCTGATATACCGCTAACATTTGAAATACTATACCAGGTTGCAGTACCAGCACTATATTGCCATATCTGTCCATTACTGGTTTGATAGTACATATCCATATCTTGTAACCCGGGTATACTACCTAATGGGTTACTTGAACCTGTGTACCACACTGACCCTCTTACTCCTGAAATACCGCTAAAGCCTGATATACCAGAATATCCAGAAGTACTATTGCCACTAAAACCGCTTATACCAGAGAAACCTGATATACCTCTAAAATTACTGTATGTACTTTCTTGTACAACTATTGTACAGTTGTCATAAAAATCTGTTGTTATACCTGGTCCAGCAGATACTGCCCAAGTATGAGTGCCTGTTTCATTTGGTGAAGTATACACCATTGGTGGTAATGTTAAGTGAGTGTTATTAATATTCCAGAAATACGAAGTCGTTTCAACTATTACCCCGTCTCTTGTTAATGCAAGTCCGGCCACTCCAAGACCTGTTGCTTTCCAAGCTGTAGGAAACGCGGTAACTACAATAGCCCCGCCTGATGCAGTATAACTTGCTGTCCAATTAGAAGCAGGACCACTAGCGGTATCAAGTAATTTAGTTGTAGTGGTTACAACACCACCTATACCTGCCCCGCCAGAATAACCGCTCGTTCCGTTAGTACCAGAAAAACCAGAATAACCAGAAGTACTGTTACCAGAAAAACCAGATATACCACCTTGACCAGCTACCTGTATTTCGAACCAAGGGTTAGTATTTACCGGGAAATCTGTATTACCATTAATACCCACATTACCAGCGCTATTGTTTAATAGCTGTAAAGATACATTAGTGGTTGTACCTGGAGTAATAATAGCTGCAGCAACACCACCAAGTGCTAAATACGCAGCATTACTTGTAGAACCGTATATCGGACTTACACTACCTATTTGCGTACCTGTTGTAGTATTAACCCAACCAAAAGCAACTTGACCGCCACCAGCACTAGCAGAAACAGCAGGTACTTCAGCTCTTAATGAATATGTGTAACCAGCAGATAATGTAATAACACCAGTAGAAGTGTTGAGTGAAATGTAGCCTTGACCAAGATCGGCGTCAGCAGTATTAAACACTACAGCACCGCTTAATGCTATTGCCTGTCTGGTGTTTCTACTACCTCTTAAATAAGGTACTGGAGCAGGATTACCTGCAGGACCACTATAACCAGAAGTGCCTTGAGCGCCTGTAGGTCCTGAGTACCCACTATAGCCTGTGGTACCAGCAGCCCCACTAAAGCCGGAATAACCTGAAGTGCCGGCAGCGCCTTGAGCTCCTACAGAACCAGCTACACCCGAATAGCCAGATGCTCCATTGTTACCATTTGCTCCCTGTGCACCTTGTGCTCCCTGCGCACCTTGAACACCACTATAACCAGAAATACCAGTACCACCGCTTATACCACTATAACCTGAAGTGCCTGTCGGGCCTTTCACACCAGAAAAACCAGATATACCAGAAACTCCACTATAACCTGAAGAACCCGTTCCACCTGCAGGCCCGTATGTAATTTCTGCTGTAGACGTATTATAATACACAGCATTTGTAACAGAGTCTGTATCGTTGCGTACTGGTTTTACAAAGAAACCACTGCTTAATGCGGGGGTAACATTACCTGTTGCATTAATAACAATACTATTATCAACCTGATAAGGATAATCACTTTCTGAACCACCGGCATAATGACCAATAGCGATAGCGTTATTACCTTGTTGGTAATGACCAGCAAATCTACCGATAGCAATAGCATGTCTGCCTTGATCGGTTGCGCCTGCGTGATTGCCAATAGCAACTGCTTGATCAAGTTGACCTGCATTACCAGCATACGTACCAATAGCAACTGAATCAGTATGCTGATCTGTATTACCAGCTTGTAAACCAATAGCGACTGAATCTGCAGCCTGAGATGTGATTCCTGCACCTGTACCGATTGCGATTGGGTTAGTAAAATTATTAACTCCCGTATAAGCTGTGGTTTGTATTGAACCATCAGGAAATACTAACGTACCACTTAAAGTACTGTTAGGTAAGGTTAATGCACCGCTTGTATCAAATGTCCACCGCGAGCCGTACCCAGCCACATCAGGATATGAATCTCCTGTACCAATAACCATAGCACCATCGGCGCGAGTTCTTGCGTATTGAGAATCATTACCTAAAAATAGACTTGTTGCACTTAATGCTCCAGTAGTTAAATGTAAATGATTACCTTCTGCTACTGTTGGGTATAGTAATAACTGTTGGTTAGGATCACTACCACCAGCTGGGGTAAGTGTTATAGCATTGCCTATACCTGCAGGGCTTGTACCTTCTGTAATAGTTCCACCTGTAGGTAGGGTAAACGTACCACCGTTAGTACTACTATATGTCCAAGTATTTGCTGGACTATTGACAGTAGTAATTTGTACCCCGGTTGAATTAGCTGTAACATAAGACTGATTGTTGTAGTTTAATGTTACATAGCCGTAGGAAGAGGTGTTATTAATAATATCTAAGCCAGCATTACTATTAACTCCGATTTGTCCTTGACCACTTGGTAATATTATAGTACCAGGTAATGTTAATGTGCCATCTGATCCAAAGTGCCATTCGTACTCATTGTTCTCATAGTCAGTGTATAAGTAGATTCCACCCGACTGAAGGTCAATGTAACTATTACCATCGCTGTCAACTAACCCTAAACTACCACTATTAGATTTAATAAAGCTATTATCTGGAGTTTTTAATACCCCATCTGTGTCAAATGTCCAAGTCTTGCTACTACCACCACTTGAACCTGCCCCTGGTGTGTTTGTAGCTAATGTAATAACACCAGCGTTAACTGTACCTATAGCAATATTATCTACTGTTGGGTTTGTTCCACCGTTACCCCACACGCTAACATAGCTCTTACCATAGTTACCTAATGTAACACCACCTTGTAGAGCACTACTTTCAAATATATGTATGTCGTTATCTACCGTAGGGTAAAGAGCTAATGTATTAGGTGAATCAACAGTAGGCTGTATGTTGATACGACCACCGTCAACACTGTAACCTGGTCCTGTTAAAGTAGAAGCACTAAATGATATGTTGCCTGTACCACCGCCACTACTACCACCTGATAAACCGGGAAATAAGTTTCTGTTCCAATACATGCTTATACTTAGAAAACCAAACTAGTAAAACATATTGAGTTGGTTATAATATATGGATATATTAAGGACCAGTACTGTTTAGTACTTTAATCGCTGCAGCTATCCTATCTAAAGCTTGTTGTACAGTGGTAGGTGGTGTACCATTCCAATCTGAAGGTGTTGTAGGGGTGTAGTTGCCTGTCCATGCCGTAGTTTGTACTGAACTATCAGTAAATGTAACTGCCCCTACTGAACCAATCTGTAAAGTGGTTGTAGATTCAGCAGCACTTAAATAAACCGTGCTTGTATTATCTGTAAAGATATTTAAATTAACACTAGATACTGGAGGTGCATCAACAGGACTATATAAAGGAGCGTTGCCTATTTGTAGTTTACGTACTAATGCTCCGTTAGGTCCCACCAACTCTATTGGTGTACTGCTTAAAGAACTATTATTAATAGAAGGAATATATATACTTGGTACTCCGTTTGTATAACCAGGTCCAGCGCCTAAGAATAGACTTGTGTTGCTTGTATTACCGTAAAACTGTAAACCCTCGTTAGGGTTAACTCCATCTCGTATTGGCCAGTGTGGTGCATCAGCAATAATATAAACAGAACCGTTGAGTACGTTAGAACTACTTAAAGCATTTGCTCTATAAAACTCTACCCACGTACCAACCCCGGCTGTTTGTTGCAAGTCATCAATAAACTGTGTACCCGGGCCGTCTGTGATGTGTTTAATATAACCATTATTAGCAGAAAGTGTAATATTACCGTTTAACAACGGACTTAATGTGCCAATAAATACATTAGCACCTCTTACATTTACAGTGTCATTTATTTGTCCGTATAAACGACCGTTGTTTACAACTTCAAGATTACGAGATGAAACACCTGGATTATTAGTTAAATAAATAACATCTGCACTTAGAGTCGTAACATTGCTATTAGTTGTGTTTAAATCTGCACTTAAAGTTGTAACATTACTATTAGTAACATTTAGACTAGCACTTAAAGTTGTAACAGCAGACGAGTTTACACTTCCCAAACTTGCACTTAAAGCAGATAGACCGAGATTTAAGTTTGTAAAATTTTGATTAAGAGTGGTTCGACTATTCTTAAGAAAATCTAAAGGCTGTAATAATGTAATCTGGGCCATGATGGTGTTAAATATTTAGTATATTTGATTCGATGTTTATACTGTAAGCCAAGTAT